TATTTGCTCCTAATGATGGGCCTCAGACAGAGTTCTTAGCAGCAGGAGAAACAGACGTACTCTATGGTGGAGCAGCAGGAGGAGGGAAGTCCTATGCTATGCTTGTAGATCCTTTACGCTATGCACATAGAGCAGCGCACAGAGCTTTGATTATTAGGCGTTCTATGCCAGAACTAAGGGAACTCATAGATAAATCAAGAGAATTATATCCAAAAGCATTTCCAGGTTGTAAATATAAGGAAGTCGAAAAGATGTGGAACTTCCCTTCTGGAGCAAAGATAGAGTTTGGATTCTTAGAAAGAGATGCAGATGTGTATCGTTATCAGGGACAAGCCTATAGTTGGATAGGGTTTGATGAGATTACACACTTACCTACAGAGTTTAGCTGGAATTATCTAGCTTCAAGACTTAGAACTACTGATGCAGAGATAATACCTTATATGCGATGTACTGCTAACCCTGGTGGTGTAGGCGCACATTGGGTAAAGAAACGATACATAGACCCTGCTGACCCTAATATTACTTTTGAAGGTGAAGATGGCCTTACAAGAAAGTTTATACCTGCTAGATTAGATGATAACCCTTACTTGTCGTATGACGGCAGGTACGAAAAGATGCTGATGGCTCTACCTCCTACACAACGCAAACAGCTCCTAGAGGGGAATTGGGATGTCAATGAGGGAGCTGCATTTACAGAGTTTAATCTTGAAGTACACGTTATACCTCCTTTTGAAATACCTTTTAATTGGGAACGTGTAAAAGGAATTGACTATGGCTATGCAAGCGAATCTGCTTGTGTATGGGCTTGTATAGACCCTAGTGACGGCACACTTATTGTTTACAGAGAGTTGTATCAAAAAAACCTAACAGGACAGGATCTAGGCTATGCTATTACAGAAATGGAATTACAAGATCCTTTTTCTGTAGCAGGAGTATTAGATACTGCAGCTTGGAATAGAACAGGTACAACTGGCCCTACAGTAGGCGAAACCCTTGTAAGACAAGGACACAAGTTAAGAAGATCAGATAAAAATAGAATACAGGGTAAAATACAAATACATGAGTATTTGCGTATACAGCCTAGTGGCAGACCTAGATTACAAATATTTAATAGCTGCCCTAATTTAATTAAAGAATTACAGAATATCCCTCTTGATCAATCTAATCCTGAAGACGTAGATACTAAAGCGCAAGATCATGCTTACGATGCGTTAAGGTATTTAATTATGTCTAGACCAAGAGCAAATGATCCATTATCCCAACTTAGAGATCTAAGATTAGAACAAGCTTATACCCCTGCAGATAATATTTTTGGATATTAGTTGTAAATAATATTTATTGTATTATAGACTACGATAGTTTATATAAGCCAAATCTATATTCAAGGGAGCTATTAATGGCAAATCCAGTTTATAAAATCAGAGACACAGGTAGAAATTCAGCAAGAGTAGGCGATGTTCAAGACATTGCTGCTAATATTGTTACATCGTTTACTTCTGTAACTACAGGAACAATCGCTGTAACTGCTGACGCAACTTATGATGTAAGTTTTACGCAACCTGCAGATACTTCAATTAAAAGTATAATTGCTTTTTCAGCAGGTAACATTGTTACTGCTGGTGCATCAGGCGATGATGTAGACTTTGACTTAGGTACTGCTGCTGGCGGTGGTCAAATTATTGATGAAAAAGCATTGCTAGATGATGGTGGTTCTGCTGTTACATTAACAGCTAATACTCCTCTATATATTATTAGTGATGGTATACCTGCTGCTGCAAATGCTTTTGCAAATATGAATGGTGGCCCTGCTACTTCAGAAGCTATGACACTTGCAGGTTCGTTGTACAGTGCTGCAGCAAGAACATTGCACATAAGAATTAAACCTCTTGCTAATGATCTAGCAACTGCAGCAACGACTATGACTTTTTTCATAGAGTTTTTGCATTTAGGCACTACACCTGATCAATAGAGATTAGTTAATGGCTGAAGAAAATAACTTAACAGCAAACTCACTTTATTTTGAAAAGTTAGAAGATGAGCAAGGTCTTGAACTTTCTCTTGAAGAAACCTTACAAAAAAATTTAGTGGGTTTGTTAGTTGATAGATATGCTAAATCTGTTGCAGCTAGAGATCACGATGAAGAAAGGTGGATTACTGCCTATCAAAATTATCGTGGTAACTATAGCAAAGACGTTAGATTTAGAGAATCTGAAAAGTCTAGAGTATTTGTAAAAGTAACAAAGACAAAAGTCTTAGCTGCTTTTGGACAATTAGTAGATGTTATTTTTGGAGCCAACAAATTTCCTATTGGTATATCAGCAACACATATGCCTGAGGGTGTTTCTGAACATGCTCATCTTGATAATCAAACGCCTATCCCAGGAATAGAAACTTCAATTCCTAAAAATCAAGAAACTCCTGAAGAAGAGAATCCTTTTGATGTAGGGTATGAAGGTGATGGTAAAGTGCTTAAAGCAGGAGCTACATTTGGAACTGGTAAGTTTGATACTGTTCCTCTTGATAAAGCTTTAGAAGAAGAATTAGTAGATGGCCCTTCTTTAGATCCTACTGCTTTTAGATCTTCACCTGCTCAAGAAGCAGCAAGAAGAATGGAAAAATTAGTTCACGATCAAATTGAAGAATCTAATGGTTCAAGTGAAATAAGAAACTCTTTATTTGAAGCATCTTTATTTGGTACAGGCATTGTTAAAGGCCCATTTAATTTTAATAAAACATTAAATAAATGGGATCAAGATGATGAAGGTAATCGTAACTATAATCCTATTCATGTCAGAGTACCTAGAATAGAGTTTGTATCTATTTGGGATTTTTTTCCTGATCCTAATGCAACCAATATGGATGAGTGCGAGTACGTCTTTCATCGTCATAAAATGAATCGTAGTAAGTTACGTTCATTAGCAAAGATGCCTTATTTTAACAAAGATGCAATTAGAGAAGCTCTTGCTGCTGGTGCTAACTACGAAGAAAAAGATTATGAAACAGCATTAAAAGATGACTCTAGAGCTGATACCTATGGTAGCGGTCAGTATGAAGTTGTTGAGTATTGGGGAGTCATGGATGCTGAATATGCTCGACAAGTTGGTATGGAATTAGATGATTCTGTAGATGATCTTGATGAAGTACAAATTAATGCTTGGATGTGCAATGGTTATTTATTACGAGCAGTAGTTAATCCATTTACTCCTTTTAGAATTCCTTATCACGCTTTTCCTTACGAAAGAAATCCTTATAGTTTCTTTGGTATAGGCGTTGCTGAAAACATGGATGACTCTCAAAAAATTATGAATGGTCATGCTCGTATGGCTATTGATAATCTTGCACTGTCAGGTTCGCTTGTATTTGATGTAGATGAGACTGCTTTAGTAGGCGGTCAAACAATGGAAATATACCCAGGTAAAATATTTAGAAGACAAGCTGGTGTTCCAGGCCAAGCTATCAATGGATTAAAGTTTCCTAATACTTCTACTGAAAACATGATGATGTTTGATAAGTTTCGACAACTTGCAGATGAACAAACTGGTATTCCTAGTTACTCACATGGCATGACAGGCGTACAGAGTATGACTCGTACTGCTTCAGGGATGTCAATGTTACTAGGTGCAGCCAGTTTAAATATCAAAACAGTCATAAAGAATCTTGATGACTTTCTTCTTAAACCTATTGGTGAAGCATACTTTCAATGGAATATGCAATTTTTAGATTCTGCTTTGAATGTAGAAGGAGATCTTGAAGTTAAAGCCACAGGTACAAGTAGTTTGATGCAAAAAGAAGTAAGAAGCCAAAGACTTACCACTTTCTTACAAACTATACAAAACCCTGCTGTAGCTCCTTTCATAAAGGTAAATAAACTTATTAGTGAATTAGCAGTCAGTCTTGAACTAGATCCTGATGAACTAATGAATAATCCTGATGAAGCAGCTATCATGGCAAGAATAATAGGAATGCAAAATGCTGGACAAGCAACTGGCGAGGAAGCTAGCCCCAATAACCCACAACAAGGACTTATGGGAACCCTTGAAGGAGTACCTCCTGAAGCTCAAGGACTTGGAGTTACAGGTACTGGTGGGGGCAACATCGGAACTGGAAATGTACCGCAGCCAGGGGAAGGTGAGTTTGCTGGTACGCCTAGAGCAGTTGAAGGATAGCGTGAACGAAGCTAAAGACAGGACTGAATAATGGTTAAAAAAGCAGTAAAAGAAACTATAAGTCTTTTAGGTAAAGCAAAAAAAGAAGGGGAAGAAGCTCTTGATGAATTAGGAGAATATTTTAATTCTAAAGCAAAACAACTCTCTGATACTTATAAACAAGCTTTAAACAGTTCTAATGCAAAAGTAAGAAATCTTGCTGAAGAATTAAATAAAAAGTATGACGTTTCAGAAGTTGATCAAATTATTCCTGCTTTTATGAATCAAATAAAAAATAGAACAAGTCAAGATAGAAAAGGAAATCTTAGACTGACAGGTGGAGGTTTTAATCAAGCAGCAAAAGATGCGGCTGATGAATTAAATGATCAAGATTTTTATTTTAAAACGTATGCTTCCGATATAGTTAACGATAAAGATTTTAAAATACTAAAAGATTTAGACAATATAAGATCAGGTGAAGGAGGTGGAAAAGGCGTTAGGGACGAGTTTGTTAATAAAATCCTTGATGAAGCCACTCAATATATAAGAGTAGCTAATCCAAATGTTACACCAAGTATGTCTTCTGATTTTATGGGGACATTAGGAGATCAAAAAAGATTAACTCAATTAAAAGCTGGAGCATATACATCAGGGATAGCTACAGGAGGAGGAGCAACTGCTCTTGGAATAAATGAATTGCTTTCTGATGAAGAGGGTAAATTAACTACTAAACAAAAAAATATACTAAAAAAATATGAAGATATTTCTAGTAATTCTTCTTCAGTTACAGATATAAGAGCAGGAACAATGGATAAAGCTTTTTCTATGGCTACTAAAAATCCAAGCAAGTATATTTTTATTAATGAAGAGGGATTACCTTCAATCATATATAAAGGTGAAGAGATTCCAGCTAATTTAGCAACTAATGAAAAAAAGACTGAGATAATGCTAGTGCCTATTAAAAAAGCTATGGGCGGTATGATGTACAACAAAGGTTCTTTAGTAGGTAATCAATCATTATTAGATAAAGACAATGATGGTGAAATTACAGGTAAGGATTTTGCAATACTAAACAGAACTAAAAAACAAAAAGGCTCACTGTTAAAAATGCCTTATGCAGAAGGTGGAGATGTAGATGAAGGTGCTGATGTAGAAGAAAAACCAAGTTACTCTGCAGGTAAAAAAGAACAAACTGGAGGAGGAGGAGGAGGAGAAATAGGAGGTTCTTCTTTTGATCCTATGGCAGGAGTTGATCCTATGGAAGGTGTCCAAACTTCTGCAGATTTAATGAGTGAACCTGGAGGAAGAGGTAGTAGAGTAGGATTAGCTTTCGATAGAGTTGCAAATATTGGCCGTAATGCTTTTAACAATTTGAGTGCTACAGGATTTAACGCAGTAAATACTGCATTAAAAGCAGTTGACAAAATACCTGGAGGTACTGAAGCATTAGCTTACTATTCAATGTTTGGGCCTACAGGAGCAAGAGCAGCATTTGGGTTAGAAGCATTTGATACACTAAGAGATAGGATTACTAAACAAGAAGGCTCATTAATGGTTCCACCAGAGATGGAATCAGATATGCCTATGGATACTTACCCTAATATACCTCCTGAAGAAATGGCAGAAGCTGAAGCATCACAGTTACCTGATGCAGAAATGGAAGATAAATACATGGACTTTGTTCTTGATCAGTCTTTGGATGATGACGAACAAAGTTACTTGATGAATGCTCTAGAAGACGATCCAAAGCTAAGTCAAATATTTGATAAAGTTATTACGACCGCTTCTGAGTTTACTGGTGCTGGAGAAGTCGAAGGCCCAGGAACAGGTGTATCAGACTCAATACCTGCTAGATTGTCAGATGGCGAGTTTGTATTCACCAAAAAAGCTACCGATCAAATAGGCGCAGACAACCTTCAGATAATGATGGATGATGCTGAACGTGCATTTGATGGTGGCATGATGAGAGAGCCTAAACAAGAAGGCGGCATGATGTATAAGCAAAAAGATGAAGATCCTCTTGCTTATGAAAAAATAGCCCAGGATGAAATAAAGAAAAACATGCTGAGAGCTAATCGTGCGCCTAGCTTATTAGGTTAAATTAACATAAGGCTACCTTGTATACACAAGCCCCAAATTCTTTAGACGTTTAGAATTGGCTACCTTGCAAGAAAACAAGCCCCTTAGAAAAGGAAAGAGCAATGTCTGAAACAGATATGATAGAAGAGGAACAAGTACCAAATCCTTATAATATGAGGAAACCTTGGCACAAGGCAGATGGAAAACGTATGCCAGCAGCCGATGAACTCTATTATGAAGAGGATGCACCTGAACCTAAAAAGGCTACCCGACAACCTAAGTCGGCCCCTGAAGAACCTTCTACAACCAATTATAAAAAACGATACGATGATCTAAAGAAACACTATGATCAGAAAATAGGTGAGTTTAAGCAAAAGGAACTGGACTTTCAGAGCCAAATGCAAGCAGCTCAACCTCAATACGAAGCTCCTAAATCTCAAGAAGAACTTCAAGAGTTTAGAGAAGCTAATCCTGATTTGTATGACACAGTTGAATCTGTGGCTCATAACATTGCGTCTGAACAGGTAGAAAGTTTGCAACCTCGTCTTTCTGCTATTGAGCAGCGAGAACAACAGCTTGCAATTCGTGAAGCTGAACAGGCAATGAAAGAAAATCATCCTGACTATGATGACATTCGTGGTTCTGATGAGTTTCATAAATGGGCTGAAGAACAACCTGATCAAATACAAGATTGGATTTATCGTAATCCTGATAATGTTGCTTTAGCATCAAAAGCTATTGATCTTTATAAGATGGAATCTGGTATTAAACAAAGCTCTCCAAAAAGACGTTCAAATCAAGTACAGCAGTCTCCACAAGCTGCGGCTGACATGGTTTCTACTAAAACAACTAATGTAGAACCTAAGTCACCAAAAATTTGGACTGAAACTGAAATTGCGAAGATGTCCCTTGATCAATTCGACAGACTTGAAGATGAGATCAGACTAGCGCAAGCAGAGGGAAGGATTCGTAAAGGATAATTCTTTTCTTAGGAGAAATATAAAATGGCTGCAAACACAAGTGATCAGTTTTTTGAACCCAGTACAGATACCAATGCTAACTTTGGTAACTCTGTATCGGGTCAAACAAACTCGTTTTTCTTACCCAAGGTTTATTCCAAACAGGTTCTAAACTTTTTTCGTAAAGCATCTGTAGCGGAAGCTATAACCAACACTGACTATGCTGGTGAAATAGCATCGTTTGGTGACACAGTAAGAATAATTAAAGAACCTGAAATCACTGTAGATCAATATGAAAGAGGACAGACTATTACAGCAACTAAATTAACTGACCAAGAGGTTACGTTAATTATTGATATTGCTAATGCCTTTAAGTTTATAGTTGATGACATTGAAACAAATATGTCACACGTTAACTTTAGGGACGTAGCAACTTCATCTGCTGCTTATGCTCTCAGAGATTCATTTGATTCAGGTGTAATTGCTACTATGTTCTCAGGTGTATCTGCTTCATCGCCTAATCATGTATTAGGTTCTGACAATGCTACTGACCTTGCTGCTGGTACTTTTGATGGTACTGGTAACTTGGACATTGGTTTTGCTGCAGATGAGCATGATCCTATTGATGTATTAGGACACATGGCTCGTTTGCTTGATGAGCAAAATGTACCTGAAGAAGGTAGATGGTTCCTTGCAAGTCCAGACTTCTATGAAGTATTGGCTTCAAGTTCTTCCAAACTACTTTCTGTGGACTATAACGCAGGACAAGGTTCTATTAGGAATGGCCTAGTGTCATCTGGACTATTGCGTGGATTTAATATGTATAAGAGTAATAACATTGCTAGCACCTCTAATGCTGCTGGTAAATGTCTTGCTGGACATATTTCATCTACTGCAACTGCTCAGACAATTACCAATACAGAAGTATTGCGTGATCCTGATAGCTTTGGTGACATTGTACGTGGACTACACGTATACGGAGCCAAAGTGTTGCGTAGTGAAGCATTAGTTTCTGCCTTCTACGGCATCGACTAATATTAAAACATGGGGAGTTGTTTCGGCAGCTCCTCATTTTAATAGGACATTTTATGGCTCAACTAGGAAGTGAAAAAGATCCTATAAGAATGAGTGCAAGACGTACCTCTAAGATAAGAGGACGTTTTCTTAAACATGAGGATCGTAAAAGATACTTAAATAACTACGATAAAATTTTTAATTCTAAATCTAAAAATAGTAAGGATTAATTATGCCAAAGCATTATGGTGGTATGAAAAAAATGATGGGTGGTGGTATGTCTCGTCAAAAGAAAATGTATGGCAGTAAAGCCAAGATGATGTATGGCGGTATGATGAAACCCAAAAAGAAAGAAATGATGGGTGGAGGCATGGCTATGGATCGCAAAGCTATGCGTATGGGCGGTTATTCTTCTATACATGAAATGGAAAGAGATTGTGCTATGAAAACTAGCGTTAGAGATAATGCTAAAGGATATGGCTCAAAGGTAACTATTAAGGTTACTACATGAGAGTAAACGCCCCTAAAGGTTTTCATTGGATGAAACAAAAGAATGGCAGTTATAAGTTAATGAAACATAAAGGTAAATTTGTTCCTCATAAAGGAGCTAGTTTAACTGCAAACTTTGCTGTTCAAAAAATACATAAGAAATAGTTATGTCTGAAACTTATCTTAATCTTTGCAATGATCTACTAAGAGAACTTAATGAAGTTACGTTAAGCAGCTCTACGTTTTCTAGTGCTATAGGTGTACAGGCTCATGTCAAAGATAGTATTAATAGAGCTTATCTTGATATTGTAAATGAAGAACCTCAATGGCCTTTTCTTGCTACAGGGCTAAGTGGATCTACTGATCCTATGTATGGAAATGTATATGTAGAAACTGTAGCTGGTACAAGATGGTACTTACTTAAAAGTGATAGTTCTGGAATTACTACTGATTATGGTTCTATAGATTGGGATAATTTTCTTTTAACTACAGTAGGTGTTTCAGGAGAGTCTGCTCCTTTTACTATTCGTAATTTACGATTTACTACTACTGAAGAATGGAAAGATTATTTTAGAATCTCTCAAAATCAAGATGATGCAGATACTCAAAACTTTGGAGTACCTGATAGAGTAATCAAAAGTCCTGACAATAGAAAGTTTGGATTAAGTCCTATACCAGACAAAGTTTATCGCATTTGGTTTTATGCTTATAACTTACCTACAGAACTATCAGCGCATGGTGATCAATTAGTTTTTCCTAATACTTATAAACCTGTTTTATTAGCCAGAGCTAGATATTACGTTCATCAGTTTAAAGAAAATCCTCAAGCTGCTGCTTTTGCACTAGAAGATTATAAAAGAGGTTTACGTTTAATGAAGTTAAACCTTACAGAGCAAGCACCAGGATACTTTAAAGATGACAGGATAAGGTTCCTCTAATGTCTCAGCCTTTTGCTTTAGCTTGTAAAGGTGGTTTAAATGTAAATTTAAATCAACTTGAAATTATGCGACAACCTGGAGTTGCTACAGAGTTACTTAACTTTGAAGTAGATCCTGATGGGGGTTACAGACGCATTAATGGTTTTACACTATTTGGTGGAGGATCTTCAGTTAGGCCTAATTCAAGCAATAGAATACTAGGTATGTTTGTTTATGCAGACGGATTAATTGTTTGTTCAGGGACAGGTATATTTTTTAGTCAAGATGGAACTAGCTATTTACAAATAAATAAAGCTAGTGTTTCAGGAAGTGGCGATAA